TGAGGGTTGTAATTGTTCTGCCAGGCATAGTCAAACTTTTCATTCGTAATGAAAGTTGTCTTGCATTTACATTGATAGAAGGAGGAAAGAATACTTCTGCCTCAAATTTATTTTGTCTTGCAACACCAGATTGGTTAATACTTGCGGCAAGGTCTTGTACACTAAACTGGGGCATTACCCTCTCCTTGGTTGTGTTGACATTTTACGAGAATCTGCATAGACTTTATTTTCAATTCCTTTAGGAACAAATCTCTGCACTGGTAATAGTACTGCCGCCATCATTTCTTCTGCTGTAATCGCACGAAATCTAGATTGTACATGACTTGCAAGATACCTTTTCACTGTTGGTTTAACTAGAGGATTACGTTTGATACGATTCCATGTTAGTCTAATTCTTGTATTTTCGTCCATCCTATCATCTGTTGCATATTCAGCAATCACATTCAATAGTTTCAATCTCATAGGAATAGACAAGTAGTGAAAATTCAATCCAACAAACCCTGTCGATTCTGCAACACCAATTGGTAGTACAAGAGGAAATCTATCGTAATAAGGTAATTCATTTTTACCCTTTGCATCATAGAAGAAAAAGTTCATACGACCATATTGAGGACGCTGACTAATCAACCCCTCTCTAATAAGTTGCTGTGTTGGTGGAACACCCATCTCTCTGATTTGTTTTCTAAACCATGCAACGGAGCGTTCATTACCACCAGTCTTTTCTAATAGTTCATCAAAATACGTCATACATCTATTTATACGTTATCCCACATGGTCTTCAGTAAGAATCTTAAATTCAATACCTCTATCATTACACCATTCAATCGCTGCATCCCACTTTGCTTTATTAACACCCCATGTACGGACTTCATTAATAAATCGTTTGGTTTTACGTTTAGGTATAGGGGGTGGGCCGCATTGTGCTTTGGGTTTGACTTCAATCAACATCTTTTTGATTGAACCATCTGACTGTTTTACTTTGATATAGAAATCTGGGAAGTACCTATGCATCCTACCATCAAGAGGGGATATGTAGGGTATGATAATCTCTTCAGAACCCCATTCAATAATTGCATCACTTCTATCACAATACAGCATAAACCTACGCTCCCAAGAAGAGCGATATACTATGTTATTGTAATCGCCTCTATATTTCTGAGGTTTATTAGGAACATATCTTCCTTTATGTGGTTTGAACGCCATTACAATCCGTATAAATACTTTCACAAGGTTTATAGGATTATTTATATGGCATTATTACCCACAGTTAATAGAATACAAAATACTAAAATTAGTAAAGGCAGTTTTCTATCCTATCCATCAGAATTAGGGCATATGAAGAGGTCAGAACATTATGTTATGTTCTTTATTAATGTCCAGTCTAATAGTAGAGTAAATTATGGTTCAGGTGCATACGCTCCTGCATCAGGGCCTGGTGGTGCATCAGGGCCTGGCGGTGTTAGAAATGACCCAGGCACATTATCAATAGACAGAGCAGAAACCAAACAACTTGGACAAGCGATTGCGTTGTATATGCCCAACTCAGTATCCGTACAACAAAAAGCAAACTACGGTGAAGCAGAGATTGGTATGTTAGTTGCAGGCGCACAGGGTGCTATTAAAAACTTTGCAAACGAAGGTATGTCTGTTGCTGGTATTGCATCTGCCGCTGGTGCTACTGTAGTTGATGGTGTAGTTAATGGTGGGGCAGAACTTGGATATGCTGCACTAAAAGCCGCAGACAGTACAGTTGCTCCAGGCGCTGTTGCTGCATTTGAAGCTGCAACAGGTAAGGTAAAAAATAATAGAACAGAGATGAAGTTTGAGGGTATTGAAAGAAGAAGTTTTTCATTTGATTTTAGACTACTACCAACATCTCCAGAAGAAGCACAGACAATCGAAGAGATTGTAACTGCATTTAGATACCACTCTATGCCTGAAGTATTGGGCGACAGTCAGGCAGCAAGAACAATGTCTGTTCCATCAACCTTTGATATCGAATATAAACCAAATAAACACCTACATAGAATTGCCACTTCAGTGTTAGAAAATGTAGAAGTAAAATATGGTGGGGATAGAACGCAGTTTTTTACTGATGACCAACCTGTGGAAACTTCTATCTCACTATCATTCAGAGAACTCGGTATTATTACTAAAAATCAAATTGCTGCAGGATTCTAATCATGTCATATTTTTCACACTTTCCAAAAGTAAATTATGAAGTTCGTGGTGACGGTAAATATACTATAATGACTGATATCACCAAAAGGGTCAGAATTAAAGACTATATTAAAAGGTCATATGTCAATTTTGATTTTTATGATGTTAAGTCTGGTGAGACACCAGAGTATATTGCTAACGAGTTTTATGGTGATTCAGAACTACACTGGATTGTTCTATTAACAAACGATGTCATAGACTTTTATAGTGATTGGCCTATGACAGTACCTCAATTTGAAAGTTTTGTAAAATCTAAATATGATAACATTGATGATATTCATCATTACGAATACACACAGGAATCTGGTGACACCAAATTCACTATAGAACTACCAAATGAATCTGCAACGACCATTCCAGCAGGAGCAACTGCAATCACAAATTACGAATATGAAGAAAGTGTCCAAGAAAGTAAACGTAGGATTAGATTAATTAAACCTATCTATATTGAGGGCATGAAAAAAGAACTCAAAAACTTGATGAACGGATAATACAATGGCAGAAATAAAGTATGCTGGTGAATATATTATTGAGGAATGTACCCTCTGTACAGTGGGTGGTCTTGAGTTAGATATAAGAGACTTGGTTGCAACCATTCAGATATTTGAGGACATCTTCAAAAACTCAATTACTGGTACAATTTCTTTCACAGATACAAAAAATCTTCTTGCAAATGCATCTGTAATAGGTCAGGAGAAACTCAAACTTGTTCTCGTAACACCTAATGCAAAAGATGATACTACAAGAAATATGGCAATTAACTTTTCTGATACGCCGCTTCATGTGTTCAATGTCGCTGCAAAACAGAATGTTAATGATAATACTATTGCATTTACACTTAGATTTACCACAAACGAAATTGTTAGAAACAACAGAATTAGGGTTAGTCAGTCATACAGTGGCGAACCATCAGTTGACATTATCAAAAAGATAGTGCGTGACCCAGAACTATTGAACTCAAAGAAAGAGTTCTATTATGAAGAGACAACTAATTTATTCAAATTAATTGCTCCTAATATGCGTCCATTCGACTTTATTAATAGTGTTGCAAAAAGATGTCTATCCAAAGAGTATAATTTCTCTCCTACATTCCTATTTTACGAAACTATTAAAGGATACTACTTCAGAACCATTGATAGTATGATGGACAGAAAGAATCCTAGAGCAGTGTATCGTGAGGTGACACCAAATGAACAAGATGCTGACATCCTGTCAAATCTACAGAACATTCTAAAATATGAGGTCACCAACTCAACTGATACTATATTGAATAGACGGGCAGGAATGTATAATTCAAATCTATTGACGATTGACCCATATAATAAGTCATATAAACATTACGACTACAAGTACTTAGATGAATTTGCAAATGATACCCATGTTGATAAGTTTAATGCATATGGTTCATCTGAATCACCTGTTGCATCTGAAATGAAAGATGATGATGGTAATACTATATCAGATTTTCCTATGTCAATACTTCATGTACAGACAGTAGAAAGAGATATTGTAGAAGAAGGACTATTCAATCCAGCATTCAATGACTCTGTTAGTTACACTGGTACAGACCAGTGGTTACAAAAGAGGCGTTCTCGTTTCAATACAGTAGAGGGTACAGTATCTATTAGAATTACAGTGCCAGGCAACACCACCCTCCAAGCAGGAGACTTAGTGGGTATCCAACTCAAAAATAAGATTGGTGATACATTGGCGCTTGACCCATTCCTTACAGGACGGTATGTTGTAAGGAATTTGAAACATGAGTTTACCAGAGGACAGGGACAACTCAAACACGAAATACACATGGACTGTATTCGTGATACCGTACAACAAGCATATCCATCTGATGGTGTAACTGCACTAGACAGTGGTAATTCAATTGAAGAAATCATCCCACTGGGCGCATCAGACCCAGGCGATGTTAAATTTTAGGAGGAGCCCGACAACCAACAGTTTGTTATGATAACCATTAACCAACATAGAGGTAGCAGATGACAACCAAACTCAAAAATCGTATTAAGAAAATGACATTTCAGAAGACACTAGATAGAGAGATAAAAGTTGAGGATACCAAGGAAACTAAATACTATGAAGAAATGTACAAACAGCGAACGATGGAGTTGTTAGGAATAAAAAATGAAGACATTTACGGAATTACAGGAAGGCGTCTATGACGCTAATATATTTAAGGTCATCTTTTTAGCAGGTGGGCCAGGCAGTGGAAAGTCTTATGTCGTAGCAAGAACTATGGGTGGTATGGGATTGAAACTGGTAAACAGTGATGATGTCTATGAAAAGATGTTGAAGGATGCTGGTTTAGAGACTACACCAGAAGATATCTATTCAGACCAAGGACAAGAAATTCGTGGACGTGCCAAGGCGGCGACTAAAACCATGCAAGGTAACTATATTCAAGGAAGACTTGGACATATCGTTGATGGTACTGGTAAGGACTATGGCAAAATTCAAAAACAAGTCGGTTATCTAAAAGGACTTGGATATGAATGTTACATGGTATTTGTGAATACATCACTTGATACTGCATTGGCACAGAATGCAAAACGCAAAAGGACACTACCAGAGGATGAAGTGTCTAAAATGTGGAAAG